CTAAGTGAATATTGCTGTTGTTTCTTTTGAAGACGTATGTGTTGATGATGGAGTAACTGCTCTTCTAAATAAATACGGCAAAGAAGTTACTGTATTTATTCCAGTAACGGGAAATGAAAATCACTTTGCAGAGAGTGTTATAAGCATATGTAAAGAGCATGGGGTAAAGACCACATGCTTTATAGCCAATGCAACAGACCTTGATCACATACTGGTCGATGCTGACGACATTGTTATAACCGATAATCCTGTAAAGGAAATGATTCGTCAAATAACTCTCAATGATGTCTTAGGCATTGTTTGGGATAACTCTCCCATGTCCCACTTTATCTTGAGCGCCGTGGAAGATTTCGGTATCGAGACGTGGGACATAACCGATGGACTTGATAAGATAGAAGTTGATTACACAGATGAACCAGTTGATATTATTCGGGAACGAATGATTGAGAGCATGAATGTCTTTGTGGAAAACATGGCTGACTACGTCATGACATCTGTTCTCGACGTACTATCTGATGAAGTGGCCAAACGCCTTTTGGAAGATGGGAAGGAAATAGATCCGTTTAAGGATAACGACCTGTGAAAATCCCTTCAGAGGCTTTTTTAGCCCCACTGACCGATTATCAGTTCCGACTGATGGTTGTAATCTGCCAGTTAGCAGGCTCCAAAGGTCGTTTTAAGACCTCCGTAGCGGAGTTGTGTAGACAGACTAACAAAAGTTCAGACCGAACCGTTAGAACAGCCCTCAAAGCCCTAGAGAAGCATGGGCTTATACTTCGAACACCGAACAAAAGGGCTAACGGATTTAAAGGAATGGACACTTACGAGGTGGTGTATAAAAATTACCGCACTGAGAATTACCGCACCTCACATGACTATAAGTCAGATAGCCAATCTACCATTAAGCCATTAGTACCTAATAGACAAATAAGTAATAAATTAAAAGATATTGAAACCAAAGGTTTCATGAGAGAGATACGAGTACCTATGAGAAAATGGGAAGATGATGGAAATGATCTGGCAGGCTTTGGACTCGTCGAACCGAAAGATGCGACACAGCCTAAGATCCGCAAATCCGATCCTAAGACTAGGGGACGACGACCAGAGCATGAGTGGACCCCGATGGATGTCGCTGCAGAGTTTTCTTTTTGTGTCGGCAGGAAATACCCCTTACTCCCTGGAACAGTTAGCGTCAAGCAACTCTCAGGAGCAATTGCCAAATTTAGAAAGCAGTACGACACCAACGCCCTAATTGAGTTAGAGTTGCTACGACTCTTCATGGCAGATGAACGAAACTTTAAAGACATTGGCAGTGAGGCTCCGCTTCTGTATAAGATGTACCTATCTTCATTTGGCAAGAAGATGAATCAAGCCAGAGAAAATCTTGGCTTAAATAAAATTAACGCCCCCATCAATACATCAGTTAAGATGGGGACACTACAAGCAAGTGATGGAAGAACTTTCCAGAATTCACTTTCTGGTAGAGCACAACTAGTAAGATACGAACAACGACTAAAGGAGAATGCAAATGGCTAAAAAGGTAGTAAAGACATTTACTGCAAATTTAAATAAGAACATTGAAAAGGGTGGCGCATGGATGGGCACTGTTAGCGTTACAACTAACGGCATTGATGGAACAGATGTATTAAATCTGGCGGCATGGTCAAATGCATCAGCAGGTAAGCGATGGGTCAAGAGCCAAGTGCAAGCACTTACATCCCGCAAGAGCGTAAAGATGATTGCAGGCGAAGGCAAAGACGCAAAGGGCAAGCCAACTTCATTTGTTGGTGTTGTAACTTTTAAATCTGAATAATGCTCGAGTTCAGTTTCTTCTGCCCAAGTTGTAAAGAGAAAGTTCAAGGAGTTGCAACTGAACGAGATAGTATGAGTTTGGATTTAAGGTGTTACTCTTGTAATACCGATTGGGAAAAAGTTGTAGTAGATAGAGGGGCAGATGAATAACAGATTAATTTATCCAACTAATAATAAAGCGCTTCGATTTTTTGGCGATGTAATGATAATGATTGGTTCCTGGATTCTGCATATAGGTATGCGATACGGCGGTATGTACGAGTACGAGTTTGAAGACGACGATGTATGACATTAATACGCTATCTGCTTTAAAGAAGCACTGGCTACTTCGTAACTCCAATATCCCACGTCGCTTCCTCGGCCTTGAGCCACAAGACCTTGTGGACAGAGCAGGATCATTCCCTGACGAGGTGACTACGTGGATAGATGACTGCGTGAGCGGTCAGGTCATAAAGCAGATTGGCAACATAGGAGTCAATGGCGTTGGCCTCCTGTTTGATGGCGGACCTGGAATTGGGAAGACAACCCATGCAGTAGTTGCTGCTATGGAGTTTGTACGTAGGCTTCCTAACAATGATGCCGATGCTGCAAAAGTTTTGGGCATGAGCGCTTCTGACTTTGGTATTGGTGCTAGACCGATTTACTACATGACATACCCAGAATTTTTATCAAAGAAAAAATCTACTTTTGATGCAGACTTTGATGATAAGAAGCAGGCTGTGTATGAGATTGATGGATTTCACGGCAGATCTAAGTTTGATTGGTTAAATGTTCGCATTCTTGTAATTGATGACCTAGGAAAAGAATACGGTTCAAAGTACGATGACACCTCATTTGATGAGATACTCCGTCTTAGATACGACAAGGCTCTACCAACTATCGTTACCACGAATGTTGGGTTAGAGAATTGGGAAGCAGTGTACAAAGAAGCGATGGCAAGTTTTGCTCACGAAGCCTTTGTTAGAGTCCCAATAGTTGGAGCAGATTTACGAGCCGCACAATGAAGGGAATGAGCATGGAGAGCCCATGGAGGACTGTTCAACTGTTTATCTCTTCGCAGGCTGCAGGTGTCTTTGAAGTTGAAGTAGATACTAAGACTAAGCGCATCAGATGTAATTGCCCCGTCTGGAAAAAGACGCTTAACTGCAAACACATTAACTTTATAAATAACAAGATGCGTATGAACAATGGCAACTACTCGATCTTAGTTCCAAGTGAAGTGCCAGAGGAGTTGGCAATAGAAGCAAACGACGATCCAGCAAAATTTCGTGAGTTTGTTCTTAAGTATGCTAAAGTCGAGGTACTATGAAAAATGGAGACATATCAAACGTCTCCTCTCCGCAAGTCATTTGTGTAACAGATGTAGTAATTAACTTAGTCGAAGAAGTAACTGGAAAATTTTTTACAACAAAAGTTAAATATAAATTAGGAGACATACAGTTAGAGGGGGCGCATAGACTTTGGAAGTTATCTAATGACTACGGCATCTCCCTTGAGTTGGCTGGTTACGCAGACTTAGGTTGGAGTGACGAGTTACTAGAAAAAGCCTTTGAAAAATTAGAACGAGAAGTTGTTAATCCATTTAACTATTGGCAGTTATACGCTGATCCATCTGAGTTAGTAAGGAAACTTCCATACCGTGCTAATCTTCGAGGCATAGTAGATATACCAGGCAGGGTAGCAAGATACGGATCAGCAGGAGTAGAACTAAAGAACTTGTAAGAGGGGAGCAAAATGGCGGCGGATAACGAACACCGTTTAGTAAGTAAAGTAATACGAGACCGAGACATTATCCCTGCATTACAGCGGGGTGTAAATGATGCTTGGTTCTTAGATGATGATAATAAAAGAGTCTGGGCTTTTGTTCGCAAACATTACACAGATTACAACGAAGTTCCTACAGCAGTAACTGTTAAAGATCATTATCCAAACTTTAAAGTATTAGATGTAGAAGATACTGTTGATTACCTATTAGACACAATGGTGGATTTCCGTCGTCGGTTACTTACTCGTCAGGGATTAGAAGCAGCCATTGGACAACTGCAAGACAATAACCATGACGCTGCTCTTCTTGCAATGGAAGCAACAATTGCAAGAGTTAATGAACAAGGCATTCTTGGAATTCACGAATTAGATTTAAGTAAGAATACAGAGGAGCGTTACAAAGAATATAAAGCATTACAAAACCAAGAGTTCTTAGGAATACCTACTGGCTTTACAAAGATTGATGAAGCAACTGCTGGGTTACAAGGCGGACAATTAATTACAATAATTGCTCCACCTAAAACAGGTAAATCTCAGATTGCTTTAAAGATGGCAATCAATGTTCATCAACAAGGGTACGTTCCAATGTTTCAATCCTTTGAAATGAATAATCACGAACAACAACAACGCCACGATGCTATGAGAGCAAACATATCTCATGGCCGTTTACGTAGGGGAAAATTATTACCACCAGAAGAAGATCGTTATGTAGATATATTAAACGCTATGGAAAAAGAACGCTCATTCCATTTAATTGACGCAGTCAATGGAATTACGGTCTCAGCATTAGCGGCAAAGATTGAGCAAACAAAACCAGACATAGTATTTGTTGATGGTGTTTATTTAATGCTTGATGAA